GTATCAGTTGCACTACCATGTCTAGGTCGGCAGGATAAAATGGTTCTTGAACTCCTGCAGTGTGACGGCGTGCCATCACTGTGACCACATCCGGACTGACTTGGCTGGCATCAAAAATTTGTGACCAACGATAGCTAAACCAACCGTTGCGTATGATCAGGCACTTTTTCCGATTGGCAAACTGTCGCACCACTGCTTCCATACCAAAGGTACCACTGCCGGGCACAATGGCAGCAGTGTCGGCATTGTAGGCCTCTTTGAGAATGCTGCTGATGTCTTTCATTACATCAATAAACTCATCACTCATGTGATTGAGACTGCGGTCAGTATAGACCACTGAAAATTCTTTTAATCGTCTATAGGGTTTGGTCATTAGGATAATTCTCTTTTGTTTGTTTGCGTTTCTTTGCGTGGTATTTCTTCATTGCATTACTATGTGCTGCTTTCCACTCATCACTGCGAGTACGACCTTTCATTGCTTTGCTTTGATTTAATTTGTGTTCTTCAGTTTTCTTTTTACCTTTTAGAGGAGATGGTTTAACATATGGCTCTATATTTTCAAAAAACTCATATCTTATTTGTTTTTGTTTACAATGACCAAAGTTTCCTTCTGCTGTATACTTTACATTTGATGCATTTGTTTTTAAGTCCTGAGCACATTCTATTAAGGAATCATATTTTTTATAAAAAGACCCATCTAGATTGTATGTGTATACTTCTATTCTCTTTTCAACTGCTTTCTGTTTTATACCTGATGTAATCTTGTTAATGTTTTCAAGTTTGTGATGCTTTCCTAACATTCCCTTAGGATGTCCATTCTCTAGCAACCACTCTTTTCTGTATTCGGATGCTCGGCGTCTCAACCAACCAAATAATTTATTATTTGCTCTAGATTCAGTATGATGAGTTGTCATTATAACTGCGGCGTTTATTAAAGGAGGACTATTAGGATATATCTTAACTAATAGTTGATGTGCTAAAAAATGTTCTTCTGGTGTTAATACTGCAATGTTATCTTTATCGTCAGAACCGCCCAGGCACTTAGGAATAATATGATGCTTTTCAACATATCCTGTAAGAGTTCTAGTGCGGCTTCTTTCAATTAACATATCGTAGTGTTTTTTGTAATTCATACTATTATTTATCTAATAGACAATAATAATACTATTATTTACTAATCAAAGTTTACAACTTTCGCAGGAATCTTCGTCATCAAAGTCGATTTGTTCAAGTGGCGTATTAGGAGTGGTTTCATCTGTAGATTTTGATCCTTGCTTATTCACAAGGCTATAATAGAAGGTCTTAATTCCCCAATGATGTGCTTGCATCAAGTTCTTGGCAATCAATGTGGTGGGTACTTTGCGTCCTGGAAAGTGTGCAGGATTATAAAAAGTGTTGGTGCTGATGCTTTGATCCACATAGGCGGCCAATACCGCTGCTGTTTTCAAGTAGCCGTCACAGTCCCGTTGTTCCCACATTAACTGATAACGGTTCCGCAGTTTGTGATACTCAGGCACAACCTGTGTCAGGCTACCGGCCTTGCTTTCTTTCACAGAGATCAGGCTCATGGGCATTTCAATGCCATTGGTTGAATTGATCACAACGCTGGAACTTTCCACAGGCGCAATGGCCATCAAGGTAGCATTGCGCACACCATGTTGTAACATACGCTCACGCAGGGGTTCCCAATCCAGTTCTGGAGCAAAGTCAGCCAGTTCATTCACACCTGCGGCTCTGCGTTCCCAAGGAAACACGCCACGGCCATACCAAGTCTGCTCGCTGTCTTTGCAAGGACCACGCTCTTGTGCTAGTTCCACAGTGGCTTCGGTCAAGTAGTAGGCCTGATGTTCCATCCAGGTCTTGACATCTTGCAAGGCATCTTTGTCGCCATACTTCAAGCCACGCTTGGCATGCCAGTAGGCCAAGTTTGTGACACCAATGCCCAGGGGTTGGATTTCATCGTTGCTGAGTTTGCTCTGTATGCTCAAGAAATCTTGATAATCCAATATATTGCAAAGGCTACGCTGTAAAATGCGGCAAGCACGGCGCATGTCTTCAGGATTGCGGAACGCACCCCAATTGATGGAACCGAGTGTGCATAAGGCCACTCTGCCCTCTGCTTCGTCAATTTCATAATATTCATATTCATCATCCAGTTCTTCTGGAAGATATTCTATTTCTTCATATAATTCGTTCATTTTTAGTTTCCAAAAATATTAACTAGCAAAAGCAAAGATGGCATAGAAAAAGACAATGCCAGTGCCCAAAACAAAGAACTTTTATACCAAGGAGTATAGTCAAGTCCAAGAATGTCACATAGTTCTTTTTCAGACATTTTACTAACATCAATATAGTGTACGGTTCTCATATTCTTTTTCCATATTTTGTAATTAGGTAATAACTTTTACCTGTTGCTTCTTTTGCTTCTGCTATACTAGCATAAACAACACCATCATATTCAATTTTTATTGCTTCATGATGGTTGCCACCTTTGATTGCTAACTGTTTGAGTTGTTGGCTTCTTTCCTCTTTAGTCATAAACACATATTCTTTGTGTTCGTATTCAACATCTCTTTTATTGGTTAATTTTTTACATTTATAACCTTTATACATACTCTTTTTACCACGAGCAACTGCGCTCATAGCACTAGCATTTAATTTGTTTTGGCGACAAAATTCAAGCATATTTGTGATAGTTAAAATCTCTTGTTCAGGAGTAATAACTTCCCATTCATCTGCTATCTTTAGTTTTTGCTCGTCTTTCATCGCTTTGCCTTTGTTGTTTATAACTAAATCCCTAGAAGCAAATTTCTTTTTCTTAGTGGCAGATATTTTAGGACCATTACCACAATCACCTCCGCCGGCAGTAGGAGAAATATTGTAGTACAGTGGACTTCTAGCACAATTCAATGTATCTAAATAATATTGCTCTCTTACCAAAATATCTTCTTCCTTTTCAATGTATTCTACAATAGTTCTTTCAAAATTTTCAATACCATATTTGTTTTTGGCATTTTCAAATCTTTTACCACTTCCAGTATAACCATCATTGATTGTACCTTTATGTGATCCTAGATATTTCATTCCATCTAATTTATTTGTCCATTCATATATAAAACCCGAGTAGTTCATTTGTGCCTCCTGTACATTTATTTATCATTACTCTGTACTTTAGGCACATTTAATTATTTTATTCGTCTTATTTTTACTATATCATTGGATTTGTTCTTCATAAACTCATCAACATTGGATTTTTTAACACGAATTAATTTGCGCTCAGGATCCAGTCTCTTGAATGGTTTCGTAGGTAGTAGGATCTCACAGCATAAGTTACTCTGGTAAATGGTGTGATACTCAGGATCAAACGGACCTTGGTTCATCACATTGTCAATGAACACCAGGTAAATGCGACCAGTGTCGGTACGCTCTTTCAAGATGCCACCTTTGAACACTTCTTCAGCACTCATCACTTTCTTGCGCAGGTCCTTACGGCGCTCATAGCGTGTGTATAATGCTTCAAACTCCGAGGTGTTGCGATAAAAGGCTTCGTAGAGATCAGGCACTTCGTTGGGATCAAAGAATGTGATGTTGTCACGGTTCTTGAAACGACGCCAGAAGAAAGCATTCAACACCACGCCATAGTCCATGTGTCGCACACGAGTTTCTTCTGTGCCTTGATTGTTCTTGAGCACAATAAGGTCATCAAACTGATGATGCCATATGGGATAGAACACAGTGGCACTAGCATTTCTAATACCACCTTGACTGCAACTGCGCAGATCACCAAACCACTTCTTCAAGAACGGAATCATTCCTGTGTGCATGATCTCGCCGCCGCGTATGGGGCTACCCAATGGGCGCAGTCGACCAATCTCTAAGCCAATACCAGCTCGCTTGCTGGCATACTTGGCCATCATCTCGCCTGATGCAAAAATGCTGTCAAGATCGTCATCACTGCGGATCAGCACACAACTCGAAAACTGTTTGGTTGGAGTACCAAGGCCGGCCAGCACAGGAGTGGCAAGTGTGAATAATCCATCACTGGCCGCGTTGTAGTATTCCTTGATGTAGCGCATACGCGCAGTGTTGGGTTCTTCACGATGGAACACAGTGGCCGCTGCTATCATGTAACGAACCTGCGGTGTTTCGTAAATCTCTTTGGTAGCACGATTACGCACCAGGTACTTTTCAATCAACTGCTCAATGGCAGCATAACTGTAGTGTTCATCCCGGGCATGATCTATGATGTCGTTCATGCGATTCCAGTCTTCCTCATTGTACCAAGTTAAGAGGTCAGGTGTGTAAAGTCCTGTGGCCACATTCTTTTTTACAATTTCATACAAGTGTGGTGGCTCATAGTCACCATACACATCTTTGCGCAGCATGCTCAGGCGCTGCTTGCCAGCCACATACTGATAATTCACATGTCCTACATCGGGATTGGCTTCTACATCAATTAGATCCACAATGGCACGCAAGGTGATACCATCTATTTCTTCTGTGGTGATACCATCATAGAAGTGTAACTGTGTTCGGATTTCAATCATGCTCTGACTTACGTCAGCGATTCCTTGGCAGACTTTGGCAATTTGAGCCTGCCACTTTTCAATCATAAGAGGCTCTTTGCTGCCGTTGCGTTTTACTACGGTTATGGCTGTCATTATTTTCTCAGTTGTATTTTTGTTTTATTTGGTGCTGTGCGATGCTGCGGGTGTTTTGAAAACTTAGGCTGGTATTTACGATGCTGTGGGCCTCCCAATTCAGTATATATTTCCTCGCGCTGACCTGGACTAAGGTTCCATTATCTTGGGTTAAAATCAAACTGGCATCCTGTATTTCAGGGTGATCCGCCAGTGCTATAGTATACAGGATTCCCAGCCCGCGAGCAACATCACAATAGATATTTTCGTTCAAAAGCTGCCAGGGATCTGGCCAAGTTGGCTGATCATCCCAGTGTAGGTAGTAGGGTCTCCAGGGTGTGGCAAACCACCACCGGTTGATAGCCAACAGTGCTGATTCTGGTGTGAGACCCGGAACTTGAGTGCGTAAAGAATTCCAAGACCTAAGTCGGCCTTCAAACGAAGCAGGCCACATCAAACATTAAAGTAATTTAAGGAGTAATTCAGTGTTCCGCCGGTACCGGTATTTGTTGTAGTATATTCTATTGTGAGTGTGGTTCCGCTTTGTGCCACATTCCAGGAAAATCCAGTAGTGCCAGTTTCCACAGCAATGCTATCATCATATCCTGGCGTGTTACCACCGCTGGCATCGCTGGCCACGGTCAACATACCCACTCTGATTGCAGTGCCTCTGGTGATACGATAGGGCATTTGAAATGCATTGACCTGACCGGTATCTACAGCAAACACTGTGGCATTGACCACGTTGTTGCTGAAGGTAAAATCCACAGCACTGGTGGTGTTGTAGCTGCCTAGGCTCATGCCTTCACCACCTGTGAATCCAATACTCTGTGTGTTGTTTAGGTTGATTCTTGGATATGTATCCGAGTAGGCTGCACTGCGCTGAAACATGTCACCAATGCTGACATTGTTGTTGTCGCCGATGTCAATAACTGAAGCAGTGGGATTGGTAGTTCCGCCAAAACTGTTGGCCACGTCATAAAAAATATTGTAACCTGAAGCATTGAGACTCACAGCACCAATAATAATGCCCTCTGCATAGATGTTGTCAAACATGTTGTGCATGATACGGAAGCCAGTGGGTCCGCCCAGTATGGGTGTTCCTGTGCCCAACGAAATGCCCTGATACAAGGTATCAAACTTGCTGTTGCTAAAGGTCACAGCCTCAACCTGTTGGTCTGTATAGGTACCATATGTGGTACCAGAAAATGTGCAACGATCAAAAGTGATTTGATTGGTAACCACGCTAGGTGTACTACCAAACACCACACCAGCAGTTTGATTCACATCCGAGGACAAATTAGCCTGTGTCAGTGGACCCATGAAACTCACACTGTTAAAACTGCAATTTTCTGCATCTTGTACATAGAACACATTTAGATCTGGATCCAGGCTTTCAAAAGCCATGTTGGTAATGGTCACACGCTGAGGCAATATAGCACCATTGCTGCCAATGTTTACGCCAGTTTGTTGTAGGCTGTCACCAGTGCGTGCCACATACAAACGCAGGGCACTGTCATCGGCCGAACTGGTCAGTTGAATGATGCTGTTGTCTGCACCTTCGCCATACAGGGTGGCAAAGGGTGGAATAACAATTGTTTGACTTACAACATATACGCCAGCAGGGAAAAACAATGCACGGCGAATTTGTGGGTTGATTTCTCTACAGTACAATTGATACAAGGCGCGATTGATGGCATCAGTATCATCTGTGACTCCATCCCCTACTGCACCAAAGTCAGTGACACTGGCCCATTGGTCAAACCATGATTGCAAACTTTGTGTAATAGGACTGCTGGGAGTTGCGCCGGTTTGTACTGTGTAGCCTGCTGCTTCGCCCTTGTAAGTGTAGGTGGTATTAAATGCTAAGATATCTGAAAATTCAGTTAAGATTTCAGTGTTACCAATCACAGGAGCACCTTCTGCTAGGGTGCCGTTACCGATATACAGTTGGCGAGTGTCAATACTCCAGCCAAATTCTGCACCGGCCAATTGTGGTAGGTTTTCTTCCAGCCCTTTGCGCTGGGTTATACGGGAAATTTGTACAATGGCCAATTTGCTGTCCTCTGCGTGATCAAGTATTTAGCATGTAATACTGCTCCACACGACGCCACCATTGATCACGATAGTGTGCAAATTCTGCACCCTCTAGCACAAATTCTTGGTATTTTGGTTGTGTGATCAACTGTCCTTGCGCATCCGTTTCGGGTTTGACACACATCAAAACTACACCTTTGTGAATTTGAGTACCGTAGACTTCGTTATGCGCTTCGGCATAGGCCGCTAGTTGCATGAAGTAGTCTTCGATCCACTCTCGGCGTTTGGGCTTGTTGGTTTGTTTGTAGTCCAGAATACTTTCATCCTTTAAATGTATACCAGTACCATCGCTGGTTCCTGCGTACAGTTTGGGAAAGTACAAAGGCACTTCAACACCCCAGAACTCATCGACATTTTTGAGTCCGTCTTCGATCACAGTCTGTGCCATGGCATGACTTGCCCAGCCAAAAGGATTGCTTCCACGATCTCTGAGTTCACCTGTTTTCACATAATGCTCAAGATAGGTGTGCATTCTGGTACCGCGATTGGCTGCTTCTGTGGTTATGGCCTGTGCCTGGGCATGTCCCACTCGATTTCGCCACTCCTGCAGGGCCTGTTTCTTTTCCTCGGGCTTGGTTTTTTCCAGCACCGTGGTCACGCTGGGCAATTTGCCGCCTGGAGTGTCATACAGTCTGCGACCGTCTTCAGTGACCCTGTTCAAGGGTCGGT